TATCATGTTGGTGTGCATCACATATCGGTCTGACTCCAGACCCCCAAAATGGAAGAATAAAGTCGTTCTTTTCCTTTCGAAAACCTACCTCCCGAATGGCATTGGCATAGAACGTCTGGTATGCATGGTCATTGGTATCGAACTTGAAGAACGTCTTGCGCCAGTCATGACTGCCATAGCTCTTAGCGAAGTCTTCATTAGTCAGGACGCTGACGTGTTCGGTACATTGAAGGTCGCTGTCCTCATGGCCATAATGGATGACTTCATGGCCTCTGTCTGTCATCATTTTGCCGAATTTGACTACCTTCTGCGTGTAGGCACAGGCATTAAACTCTTTGGATGTAACTGTGTGTGGTAACCCTAGTGCGTGGAATCTCATTTTTGTTGTTTTCATTATGTACTACAGGTGTTATGGGAAGTTATTGGTTGTTTTCCTTGTTCTTCAGCTTGTTGATCAAGGACTTCTGCTTGTTTACGTCATGCTGCAATTCGTGGATGATTTGACGCAATTCTCTAATCTGCTGCTTTTGTTGCTGGATTATACGCATCTCTGGTGTTATCTCATGCGCTTTCATAGGTTCTCTAGGATCTCGGTTAGTTTCGCTTTCATGTTATTGACTTGTTTCAAATTGTAATAGTCTTGTGCGCTCACTTCGTATGTCGAGTACCTGTGGTTGCACTTCTGGTTATCGCAGTATCTACGTCTCGAAAATCGATTGCCGAAGTCACGGCACTCCATCACATGGGTCGTAGAACTGCATTTGGGGCATAATTTGACCATTTATGATTTAACCCTAGATATGGGGTATTTGAAAATAGTTACCACTATATGGTGATTATTATCGACAGGATTGCGGTTTTTGTGGTTATACTGCGTTGGCAAATCGTTCGCTATCACAAGTCCTCTTGCGCCTCCGCTTCGATCTGCGGCTCGATCAGTTGTTGCACTGGTTGAGGATCTCGCCCCTGAATTAGATCTATTGGTTCTGCATTACGATCACCAATCGTGAATGTGACGTTGAGTGGCTTTGCTCCAGTGTTCTCGATTTCGATTTTGTCTCCGTACTGACGAGCGTTCCATTTACCTAATAATCGTAACCGAGTATCGATGCGTACTCGTTTCTCTGCTGCGTCTAGCATTGGATCATCTGCTATGCGAATGCAATCGTCTGCTAGTGCGTGAGTGCCGATTTTTCTTGCGTGTGCGGATTTGTTGCGAAAGTTTTCGTTGGAAGATTCCCAACGCCATACTGTGGAATAGTTTGGCATACCTTCGAGGTTACAGATGGATGAGAGTGTTTGACCGATTGAAAGTCGTTCACAGATTTCCTCTGCGAGTTCCTCGTTGTACTCTGGTGGTCTGCCCATTTTCTTAGATGGTTTAAAGCTCATATGGTTGCTTGGGTTTACGCTTTGGTAATCCTGATTTCGGTTCGTTGCTCTGCTTGGGTTTTGACTTTGACTTGCGAGAACGTGATGTTGACGCTTTCGGGGTTATCGTCTGGGATGAGTTTGGCGTATCTAATTTGGTCGATAAGTGGTTTGCTTCCTCCAGCAAGGTTATCAACATCGAGTGTTTTTGTGGAGAATCTTGTAATTGAGAGAGTGTACTGCGGATTGCACTTAGCAGTGCAGTCCTTGCTAGGTTCTTTTGCTTTTGGTACTTTGACCAATGGCAATTTAGGAGCGTGTTGAGTGAGGGTGTCAAGTAACCGTCTAGATGGAGGTTTATAGTTGTCTGCATAGTAGTAGTGTCCGTCAGGTGCAAGGGAATATCCTTTCTCTTTGAGTTGTTCAGTTGTCCAGTTCATATCGGGTATAGTTGTACATGATTGTGTGGATTTATACCTTATCTAGATCAATCAAACTTTTTGCTCGTATTCCTGCGTTTATGATTTGGTTGTGTGCATCATCAACGATGGTTGATGAAAAGAAAATCTCTTTCAGATCCTTGTATTTTGTTCTTACGAAGATTTCATCCGTTTCGATTTCCCCATCTTTTATGTTGGTTGTTAGCTGAAATCGTTTGGGAAGTTCATAGAGTTTGGCAGACAATGGGTTTGCCTCCATGTCGAGATCCCAGAATAGATTTATCATGCTGTTTGCTTGCAGTACTGATATTGTGCCGTCAGGCCATTTTGCTAGGTATGTTTTCATTTGATTGTTTAAAATTGTTTTAGTTTGTCTTGATCTAATGCGTAGCCTTCTCCGTGACCAAGGTTGATAATGTTCTCTGCTTTGATGAGGTCTTCTTGCCATGCCCAACCAACGAAGTCGAGTGATGGAGCGTCCACAACGCACAGGACGTATACATCAACGTCAGGGTTTGCCTTGAGCGTGGATAGCAAGCGAGCGTGTGGATGCTTTGATGCTTTGATGTCGTATCTATTGCCGCTTGGCATTACGCCGTCAGCGGATCCGCTCCTTGGTGATAGACCAAGGTCAGGGAATACATTCATTAGCTTTGCGAAACCATACTCTGCCATCATTCCGATCACGTCTGCCTCTGCTCCGTCTTGGTTGCCAATCTTGGCATCCTTGACTCCATTGCTTCTTGCAATGAGTGAACGCATCCTGCCAATGAGTTGACATATCTGGATCTCGTCAGGGTTGAGTGTTAATTGCATGGTCTATCGTGATTGCTGAATGAATTTGAGTGCGATTGCCATTAGCTCAGGGTAGTCGCGCAGTGACTCTAGGTAGGATTGGAACATATCATCGATAGCCTGTTCAGCGAACGGGTCAGGAATGATCTCAGCTTTGACCTGTGCGTCCTCCAGATCCTTGTTGGCTGCCCTTAGTGCAAATATAGCAGCGGAGCAGAATACGGACAACTGTGCGGCAATGGAGCGGTAGTCCTTGTTGCATTCCTTCAGACGTTCAACTTCGGACGTGTATGGTGTTTCGCTCATATTAATATTTATAGAATGGATTTAGTGGGTTGGGTTTACTGATTTTATTATCGCTGGAAGCATTTCTTATGAATTCCACATAGTATTCTTTAGCGCACTTTAGTGCCTCATCACGTTCAAGTTCTGCTCTTGCTGCCATGTCAACAGCGCATTTCCATTTGTTCTCCCAACCAACGATAGCATCCCTAGCCTCGTCGCGTTCTTGGCAGTATCGTTCGGCCCTGCATTCAGCTTGTGCAATTTGAGATAAAGCCTCGTCACGTTCTTGCTCCAGCCTAGCCAGCTCGCTGGTGGAGTGCAACTCCAGTGCAGTTAGCCTGTCAGCCAGTTGCTTTGCGTCCAAGTAGTCTGTTATAATTTCGTTCATATATTTATAAAATGGGGTGTGAGGTTTTATGTAGTTACCTCACAGGGTCAAATGATAACCAGCCCACATGGTGGCCGCTACAATCCCTTAAAATTAGTCAGCGTTTTTTCGGATGATTTATAATGTTTTTTCGGATGATTTATAAATGGCTGTGGTTTTTGGGGTCACAGCCAACCCCCTTATCCCCTGCTGATCGGGAGTTCCCAATCAAGCGAGGAAAGTGTTAGTTAAAACGGAATGTCATCTCCATCCGAATCCTTGGCCCGTGCTGGAGCGGATTTGGCCTTTGCAGGGGTTTTGCCAGCATCAGTGTCCTTTGGCTTTACTGACAAGCTAAAGAACTTCTTACCATCCTTCTTGGACTCCTTGATCCACCCATTGAGCCAATAGTCAGTTCCCTCAATGTTGAGGGATCCGTTGTAGTCTGGGTGGGTGTCCAGTTCTTTGCGGTCATTCTTGAAGAGTGATCCGCGATTAGTGTTATCGTATTGGTCTGCCATATTATTGTTATAGTTAGTTTATATTATTGCATCGTTTTTGTGGTGTGATGCCACCAAGTCTGCATTTGTTTGCAGAAAGTGTAATGTTATGCTAGTCGCTCCAGCAGTCATAGCTTCCTTCGTAGACATATCCATTTTCGTCCTTCGTCTCATTGAACGTGAACGATTGACCAAACATATCATGAGATCCGCAAATGGACTCAATGATTTTTGGGGATAGGTAGCACTTCGATGTGATGCGGAATGTTCCCCAATCCCGTGTGCCTCGATCATTGCGAGACTTGTCTGCCTCGACTGTGATTACGTTTAGTGTTTTCATGTGGATCAAATAATAAACCCCTTACGAGTGAAGAATTTTCCAATCGGGGAACTCCACTCGTCGGAAAGAGAGCAACGAATGTGAGTCTCAAAATCGTTTCCCTCACTCTCTGCTGTCTGGCGATTACATTCGATGTAATTCCAGACCTCAATTTTGCCAAGTCCAGTTTGGAACCACTTGCTTTTTTGAGAATCACTTGCTTTCAAATCTTGATCATAAATAGCGTTCAAGATTTCGAGTTGGGTTTTTTTTGCTTTCATTTGATATGGTGTATTTATTGGACTAACGGCACTACATCTAGGGTCAAAATTCAAACTCGTCAACAGAATTTTCGTCGATGTGTGAAAAATATTTATCGTAGATTTCTTTTGCCTTTTCGTATTTTTCCTGAGCGTCCGCAAACCTAGATTTGGTGCGGCTCTGCCAGATTGCTGTTGCGGTATCGAGTAGAAAGCAAGCCTCGTCGAAGTGGTGATCAGTGTTCATCGATTTGTTCAAATCTAGAAATATCTCCGCGCATTTTCACAGGAACGAACACGTCACGTTGACCACGCCGATTCTTGTCGATTCTTACACGCGAAGTTGATTGGGTTTCTGTTTTCTTCCTGAAGGATGACGCTTCTTTTTTCTTCTCGTCAGGGTGCGAGATGATGATCAAAAAATCAGTGTGGTGACCGATTGCGCGGGACTCGCGTACTGCACCTTCGTCGTTGAGTTGACTCGCAGTCATCACCACGGATTTTGTTTTGAGTGCAGTTAGTTTGAGTCTGCGCGATAGTTCTGATACTGCCTGTTCTCGGTTATCTGCTGTTGGCATAGTCACGATTTGAAGATAGTCCACGATGATGAGATCTGCCTTGCCAAGTGATGCAAGTCTCGATGCCTCTGCGACGATTTCTCCAACCTCGGAGAGATCATCTCGGATCGTGAGGTTCATTCCCATGAGTTGCACGATTGCGCTTGAGATATCCTTTGCTGATGCAACCCCTCTCCACTCTGTGACCCCCTCCATCTCTCGCAGTGGCAGGATTGTTTTCCCAAGCAGGTTAGAAGCGATACGTTGCAGAATAGCTTTCGCTGGCATCTCTAGGGAAAATATAGTTACTGATTTTCCATTCAGCAGTGCCTGAAGTGCAGCTTGGTACAGCAGGATTGATTTACCTCCAGAGGTCTGCGCTCCCACCACCAGCATTTCTCCACGTCTTGCACCTCCACCCAGCAACTTGTCCAGCTTGGGAATTCCAGTTGGGAAGTTCTCTAGTGGAGTCTTGTCTTCCAAGTCATCCATAAAGTCGCTCAGATGGGCCTTCACGTCCTTGCATTGGCTCTCTGGTACGATTGCATTGGCGAAGGACTCAGCGAGGCTAGAGAGGTCTGCTTTCATAGCGCAAACGTCATCATGGTTATCCTCCCAAGTCTTGATTGCATCACGATACCCTTTTGCTTTGATTAGTTGGGCGCGATAGTCCGCTGCGGTTTCCACGCACATAGCACCGGGGGACAGGAAGATTGTCTGGAGTACTTCCATCACTCCCTCCTTGCCTCCACAAGCGGATAGCTTGCCTGTGGTCTCTAGGTCGCTCAATGCCCCTAGTGCGTTGGTGCTTCCAGTCCGCTGGTAGACTCTCTCCAGTGCGGTGTAGATGAGTTTGTGTTGCGATATTGCAAACAGATCTTCTGACCATGCGAGGTGCGGAAGAACCTCTGGATCGATTGCGATTAACGATAGTGCCGCTTTTTCTGCGGTTGTTGCGATTGGTGTGTTTTTCATTTGTTTATTTTTTGTATGTCTCACTGATGATCATTGGAGTTGTTGCCTTCCAGTTGATCGAGTGGTGAATCCTCTTGTGGTTTGCATTCATCATCGATGCTTTGACGCACGATGGGTTATACATCACGGAGAAAAATGATTTGATATAAGTCCCGTTGTCTTTGTAAAGATCCGTTAATCCTTTTTTTGCCTGTTGAGTGTCACGTTGCCCCATTGCTATGACTGGGATTGTCAGGAATAGTTCACCCTTTGTACCAAGATTAACATACGTTGTTACGTCCTCGTTCATGCGTCCCATAAACTGGAATCTTCTTTCAGTGCTACACAGAAACGTGTTCATAGCTTTTCGTTTTGAGAATCTGTACGAATCCTTCCCGTTATCGATTCCGCCGATAAAGTCTCCAGTCTGTGCGAAAGCAATGGATTTTGCTGTTGTTGATTCATAGAAATCCACCATCAACTTGAATAGTCTGTCTAGATTTTTGGAGACAACTTTTCCTTTTGTGTCAGGGAAAGCATAGTAAAAATCGTAGTAATCATCGCACATGATAAAGAAGTGTTTGATGTTCCGTTCACCTGCTAAGTCGAATATCGTATTTGCAGCAAACAAAGTGCTTCTCAAATCACCAGAGTTATCTCCAGAGTCCATTAGTGTAGAAGCGTGTTGTTTGTCAAAAACGATCAGTTCATCTCCGTACTTTGACTTATATCCATCCAGTGTTGAGTCTAGGTTATCTGCAACTAGAAATATTTTCCCAGTGTAGCCTTGGTTCCTCAATGTGTGATATGTCCACATTTTGTCTGGTCTTCCGTGAACCATGATAAAAACAGCAAAGTTAGACTCCATAATCCTCCAGATATTGTTTTCGGATA